CTTGATCTAAGTCTATTACTTTAGATCCACCTACGTAATCAGGTAATGGATAATATCCTTGTCCTGGTCTATATGGGTTATGGTATAATAATTGTTTTGGTTCCTCACTACGTTTTTCTAAATTGAAAGGTGGTAATTGAGGTAATTTTTTATCGTCTTGTTCAATATTATAATTCCAAACTGGTTTCCACTCTGGAGATATATAATATCCTGGTATTTTTGATCTATCGTCTTTTTCCATTGCACGAACGTGACTAAAGTCTACGTGATAGATTTCTGCAATTTTGCTTCTATCTCTAGTATAAATAATTTCTAAAGCATATCCGCCAAATAATTTATAATCTAAAGCTACTTTATTGTAGATATCATTCCATGATTCCCCATCTCTATTAGCTCTTTTTAAATAATCTTCATTATCACATACTAAACCATCACCTGTGATTGCTTGTACAATTGAATTTATACATGAAGCGTGTGTTGATGATTGATTATATAGTGAAATAAGGTATTCTGGGTATTGATTATCAACCCCAAATTTCATATACTTAGGACAATCTACATTGTCACTTCTATATGGGTTACTTTCTCTGTCAAATCCACTTTTAGCGAATTCTTCTTTACGTTTGATAGCTGAGAAGTTAAATTTTTTGTTTTCCATTAGTATTGATATGTGTTAAAGGTACCGTTTTCATTTCCTGATACATAATCTGTTATTGCTGGATCGTTCGAACCTGAGACCCATACTCTTTCTGTATCAATGAAACCGCCATCATATTTTCTATTTAGATATTTCTGGAACGTTGCCCATTTATAATCTATAACTGCAATTGGTTCATTATTATCAGCCCATTTTAGTGCTGTAATGTTCCATATAGCCTGAGTAAATTCATTTACATATGGTGATATGTCTGCGAACCATTGTCCTGATGCTGTAGGCGCTTGATTTTTACTAGTTTGTACTAATAACCAACCGTCTCCACCTTGCGTTTTATTAGATATGATGCTACCTGATAATTCCCATAATGATTGATCATAACTACTAGTTAATGAAAATAATGCTTCAGATGAACTAACTTGGTAGTTTACCCAAAGTGCACTTGTATCTGTTCCACTGCTACTGTAATTTAGTCTAATCATCGTCTAAGAATAAATATGTTTATTGTATAAGATAGATATTAAAAAAAAGGGGGTCATTTATAGACCCCCCAATTTTTAAGAATATATTTAAGATCCTACAGTTATACCCGAAAGTACACTTGTTAAGACAGACCCACTTACTTCACTTGCTGGGAATGGTTCATCCCCTGTAAATGTTAGTGTGTAGCCCGATAAATCTGCAAAAGCTGTCCCCGTTTGTCCAGTTCCACCTGATAATGTCATACCGTTTTCTTGGCCTAAGTAAAAGAATTTACCTATACCACCATCTTCAGTACCATTATTAGTTTCAACTATAATTTTAAGGTCAGGGTTCTGTGCTAGAACTTTAACCTGATTACGAGTAGACGACTGTAGTTTTTGGAATGGAGCGTTTACTACTTGTTCGTAATAAACAGTACCATTTTCAATACTACTGTTAATAGTTTCTGTAAAGTCACCTGTGTTTTTAGCAAGTTCGAATAAAAAGAACGTACCTGATCCACTGATAGCTGTTAATAAACCATTGTTAGCGCCTGTTACTGAACTAACTGAACCACTTAATATATAAATTTGACGGAGTCCACCCATTGAGTCTCTACAACCTAGTTGAAATCCTGATGTAATATCACATGCCATAATTTTAAGTTTTTGTTAGTTAATAATCGGTTTAAGCTTAAGCTACGTCGTTAGATACCCAGTAATGAGGGTGTCCAATTTGAGTACCTAATTTGTTTCTCAATCTGTACTTAATTGTGTCGCTATTTATGTCATACCATAACTGATAGTTCGATGTGTCGCTAATTAAGTCGCATCCTACGAATGCATCAGATGCAGGTCCTAGTACTACTCTCTCTTTGTTACGTAATCCCCATCCACCTACGATTACCACGTTAGGGTATCCTGGTAATGGAACTTCGTAAAATCCACCTCTTGATTTAACCGATGTAGGATCAAAGTGAAAGAGATTTTGCGTAGTTAGACCATTTATGATTCTTTGGAATACTTTAATACCACAGAAGAAAGTTAAATCACTAACATCTAAGATGTTTGGATCAGCAACTTCTAACATTCCTGTTAACTGTGCGTATGCAGTAGATCCTGTAATTGGAGTTGCAGAAGCGCCTGTCGCAACAACTACATTAGCAGTAGAACCACTAATTAGTTTGTGAAAGCCGTCAGCTTCTGGCTCTACAGATGATCCAGGAAATTGTGATCCTGATACTGCATTCCAAATAAAGTTATCATTGTCTTGTTGTGCCTTAGCTATTAATTCAGTAGTTAAGTCGTTTAATAAACTGAAAGTCTCTTCATAAGATCCTTCAGGTAATGCAGATATACCTAGGTATTTCTGAGTAAGTGTTTGAAGATTCCAAGCATCGTAAGCTGTTCTCTTCGTAACAGTAATGTTTCTTTGAGTAAATGTTGCAGATCCACTTGGCGTAGTTACAGCGTCACCACCTTGAAAATAAGGTATAACGGAAACTTTGTTTAATGGCTCCTGATATTTAATCCCTTCTTGAATACTTACATACTCGGCAGTATTGCCTTTGTAAATAGTCTGAAGTAAAACTTTACCTGCTACTTCGTTGTTAAAGTCTGCTAATGCAGCTACATTTAATCCCATAATAGTTTAAGTTTAATTTTAGTTATTTGTTAGACATTCTCTTCAACATTGCGTTGTAGCGTTTGTCTGCTTTTGTTGTGCCTTCCGCTTTGGAAAACTTGATTGCTGGAACAGTCTTATCAGCTGCTGGTTCTGAACTAAATGAAGACATTTTTTCTTCCATGGACTTCATTTTGTCGTCCATAACTTTCATCTTGTCTTTTAATTCTTCTACTTTCGCCTCAACTACTTCTCCAATTACTTCGATAACATCTTCAAGCTTAAATCCGCCTGCGTTAATCAAGTCTTGCTTCTCGTCTTTAATTCCATCTAGATATCCTTCCTCTTCAGCGTCTGTTCTTGCATCCATCTCGTCTTCCTTAGAAGCAAATGCGCCTTCATCAGCTTTATCACCTTTCTTTTCAATGACTACGTCACTTTTATCCTCAACTGCTAGGTCGGCATCGCCTTCCCCTTTTTCGTCTGGATATTTAAGACCTGTGATTTTAGAGTCTTTATCTAGAATAAATTGGATACCAGATGTTGATACGTGTTCTCCTTCAGGTGCTTTGACCATGTTACCATCTTTGTCCTCTATAAATAGAGTTTGACCAATAGCAAATTTGCCAGATTCCTTATTAGATACTTTCGAACCATCTTCTAGTTCCGCTTTATCGAATTTTTCAACGTTTGCTTCGACTAAATTAAAGTGTTGTTTTACTAACTCTTTTAATTCATTTTTAGTCATAGTAAATGTTTTTGAAAAAAATTATTGATGAGGCTACTTGCCTCATTTCGTTAACCATAAATATCCGTATTCTTTTACTTCTTTTATAAAGTTTGTTGGCTTCTGTTGATATTCTTTGTATATTGCGTATGTATAATAGAACGATATAGGAACTATGTTATTTAAAATTAATATAAATGAAAACATCTGTTGGGAATCTGTTGGCTACTGCATAAATAGTTCGTATATTAACGGGGTAAATAAGGACATAAGTCCGGAAAACATAAATAAATAATAATAATAAAATGGGAACAATTGAAAAAAAAGTAAAAAAGTACATCAGTGATAGTAATAATGCTGATGCAATTAAAGATTTTATTGAAGATGTAAATAATTCAATAGAATGTAATGAGGATCAAGATTTTAAATATGCTATGATTGGTGAAGGTATATTAGAAAGAGCTAATGTTCAAAATGTTTTAGATGAATCTAATGATGAGGAACTTAGATCTAAATTAGTAAATTATATTAACAAAAGTATTAATAAATAAATTAATTAATAATGGGGGAGTAAAATCCCCCTTTAATTAATAACAATGAAAAAACAAGAAATTTTAATTGGAATTAATATAAATGAAAACATCTGTTGGGAATCTGTTGGCTACCGCATAAATAGTTCGTATATTCACGGCATAATAATTAATAATAAATAAAAATAAAACAATGGTAGAAGTAAAATTTAAAAAAGGTATGAGTAGAGATTTTAAAAATGTAAAATCAATTGCTAAAACAGCACATAATATGGCTGCTTGGTTAGATTTAGTAACTTTAAATGGTTCTGAATCAGGTCCATTAGAATTAACTAGACGTCAGTTTCATCAAATACAAGCTGAAATTCATCAAGCCCTATTTAACTTAGAATTAGCAGATAATAACATTAAAAAATATTTAAAAAAACAATAAAACAATGAAAAAACAAGAAATTTTTAAATTACAATTAGATGCTTACTTAACACCTTACATATGGTGGAGATTGAATGCTGGTCCAGATAAAGAATGGCCTGAAGATTTAATTAAATCAGAATCATTATGGGAGTGGAATGAAGATATAGAACAAGCTTCTAATGCAGGATATTGGTTATCAACTCCTAAAATTTATGGAAGGTTAGTAAATGATATAGTTTCAATATTTTTAATGCAAATATCTAAAAATAAAACTGATGAATATGATAATATATCACATCCAGATTTTGATGAATTATGTGATTATGTTGCTGATAAATTAGAGGATATGTTACTTAATGAATCATTCTTTGAAGATGTTACTATACATTATAAAGGAGTATGGAATAAATTAAATACCGAAATAGAAAGTATTAATAATATAATAAATAATTAATAAATAAAAACAATAAATTATGAGAGTTAAAATCAATGAAAAAGGCGTGTATCCTAAATTATGCACTTGTTGTGGGGTTGAATTAAATCCTGGTGTCAACATCTATCTATCAATGTTTAAACGTGGTATTTACAAATGTAAAACCTGTAAAGCACAACAATCTAAAGTCGAACATGAGGAAAAATGGAAGTTGCCTTGGTTTAGAATTAAAAAAGCTGAATATCTAAAAGAATATCATCGTGAAGAGCCAGCTGGTGTTTATGCTATATATGAAGATTTAAATATCATTTATATTGGTCAATCTACTATGCCTGAACAACGTCGTGTAGCCCATTTTTCTAAGCATATTAAGCCTGATACAGTTTCATGGCAACCTAAAATTCCATATGATTTAGCTACGGGTAAGTTAGATAGAACTAGATTATCATTTGATGTAATTGAATATGTTGCAGATAAAGATGAACGTATGAAACGTGAAAAATACCATTTAGAACAACATAAATTAGCATTTGGTGATTACCCAAGATATAATGTAGATTCTACAAGTAGAAAACGAGGACATATAAAAGATGAAAGAAAGGATAGCTAACGAGGTTCCGTTACGTGCTATCCCTTCCTAAAAGAAAAAATATATAAAAAATATATACAATAAAATACAATTGAATCAATGGACTA